GACAACTACGAAGTATTTGACGAGATAGCAGGATACTAAATAATGAGTAAAGACTACGACACAACAGACACCCTAGAAGCATGGGTAATGAACAAATGTGATGGGTGGCGTGACCATTTTGAGTCAAACTATTCAGGGCGTTTTGACGAATACTACAGGATTTGGCGTGGAATCTGGGATGCAAGTGATTCTATGCGCATGTCAGAGCGTTCTCGTCTTATTTCGCCCGCTACACAGCAAGCAGTAGAATCATCCGTTGCTGAGATTGAAGAAGCCACCTTTGGCCGTGGTAATTTCTTTGATATTCGTGATGATCTTCAAGATCCTGATCCTCGTGATGTAGGTTTTCTTAAGAAACAGCTAACAGAAGACCTGAGCTTTGCTAAGACACGTAGCACTGTTGCTGAATGTTTGATTAACGCTGCTGTCTTTGGTACTGGTATTGGGGAACTAATGCTGGAAGAGACAACAGAACTTACTCCAGCAACACAACCAGCAATGGATGGTCAAATGACTGCCATTGGTGTTATGAAAAAAGACAGGTTTATTGTAAAACTTGATCCTGTAATGCCACAAAACTTTTTGATTGATCCGCTTGCTACTAGTATTGAAGATGCTTTGGGTGTTGCAATTGATAAGATGGTGCCAGAACATCAGGTTAGAATGAACATAGACTCTGGTATCTACATGGACGTAGACTTTGAGTGTACTCCGTCTGATCCTGACCTAGAAGATGCCAGTAAAGTAAACCCTGTTTACGAAGATGGAATGGTACGACTGACCAAATACTATGGTCTTGTACCAACAGAACTTCTTAAAGAGTCAATTAATGTTGAACTAAGTCAAGATGGCGACGAAACAGAGGAAGTAATAGAACTTGCAGATGAAGACGATGAAAGCAGTTACACAGAAGTTATTTTGGTAATTGCTAATGGATCTACACTGCTTAAGGTAGAAAAGAATCCCTACATGAAGGGTGATCGTCCTGTTGTTGCATTCTCTTGGGATATTGTACCTTCTCGTTTCTGGGGCCGTGGCATTTGTGAGAAGGCTTACAACAGTCAGAAAGCCCTTGATACAGAGCTTCGTGCGCGTGTTGATGCTCTTGCATTGACTGTACACCCAATGATGGCTATTGACGCTTCTCGTATGCCTCGTGGTGCTAAGTTGGATATACGTCCTGGTAAAACATTGCTTACAAACGGGAACCCTGCTGAAATCCTACAACCATTTAATTTTGGTTCTTTGGATAAGGTGACTTTTAGCCAAGCACAACAGCTACAATCAATGGTACAACAGTCTACTGGTGCTATTGATTCTGCTGGAATTCCTGCTTCTATTAATGGAGAAGGAACAGCAGCGGGTATTTCAATGGGATTGGGAGCAATAATTAAGCGTCATAAGCGCACCTTGATTAACTTCCAAGAGAACTTCTTGATTCCGTTTATTGAGAAAGCTGCTTGTCGTTATATGCAGTTTGTTCCTGAGTTGTATCCTGTTAAAGACTACAAGTTTGTAGCAACCAGTACTCTTGGCATCATTGCTCGTGAGTATGAGACTACACAACTTGTTCAGTTGTTGCAAACCATGCCACAGGAATCTCCTGTTTATAATCTGCTTGTTACTGCTGTTGTTGATAACATGGCTATTTCTAATCGTGATGAAATTATTGCAGCAATTCAGCAAGCAGCACAGCCTAATCCACAATCACAACAGTTGCAACAAGTACAAACTCAAATGCAGATGGAATCTGCTATGGCACAGCTTGAGAATATTAAAGCACAAACTGCTGAGGTTGTTAGTCGTGTACAACAGAACAATGTTGAGACTCAGTTGCTGCCAATTGAAGAAGAAACTCGTCGTATTGCTGCTATGTCTAAGAACATGCCAGTGGATGAGTTTAAGAAATTGGTGGAATACGCCAAGTTACAATTAAAAGAAAAGGAAATTAACGTTAAGGAAAACATGGTGGAGATGCAAATGCGTCAGGCTGGTAATAACTAGTAGTTATACTGCTTGACATATCCATTCATTTGTGTTATAATATGAGAGTAGCCAATGAGTATTGAGAAATACTACGAAAACTACATGGACTTATTTCAACAAGAAGGTTGGAAGCAGTTAAAGGAAGATTTACAAGACACTGCTGACTCCATTCATATCCTAAGTCTTAATGACTCTAAGGATTTACACCTAGCACAAGGACAGCTTAATGTCCTGCATAGACTATTGTCATGGGAGGAAGCCATTGGCAATAGCTACGATGAGTTTTTACGAGAGGGATTGAACGATGAAACGTCTGTTTGATTTCACTTGTGATAAAGGCCACACAGAGGAACAATACGTTGATCCAGAAATAAAGGAATCAACCTGTACTCAGTGTGGTTCAACCAGTAAGCGGATAATCTCAGGAACATCCTTTAAGCTAGATCATACCTTTCCATCGGTTAATTTGAAATGGGCTAGGGATCATGAAAGAGCCGCTAAAAAGAACTAACCACAATCTTCACAATACTTTTAAAGTACGGAGAAATACATTAAATGACTAGAATAGTTGATCCTCTTGATAACCAAGAATTGAGTCTAGGCGAAAACGAAGAACTTGTAAACCCTTCTGATACTGACAACCCTAAAGAACAGGAATTAGTGGCAGAGGTAGAAGAACAAGACCAATCAGTACAAGAAGAACAGAAAGAGTCTTTTGAACTTCCCGATAAGTACAAAGACAAGCCTGTTGAAGAACTTGTACGTATGCACCAAGAAGCTGAGAAGTTACTTGGCAGACAAGGTACAGAGGTTGGTGAACTTCGTAGAGCCGTAGACGACTTGCTCAAGACAAAACTAGACGAGTTTAAAGGTGGTAATGAAGTAGAAGATCAAGAAGAAGATTTTGATTTCTACGAGAACCCCAAAGAGGCTGTTAACCGCACACTTGAGAAAAGCGAAACAATCCAGCAAATGAAACAGATGCTTGCACAACAACAGCAAGCAGAAATTTTAAAGATGATTGAGAACAAATATCCTGACTATAGAGACACCATTCAAAATGAAAACTTTGTTGAGTGGATCAAAGCATCTAAAGTTAGGACTGAGCTTTTACAAAGGGCTGATAAATACGATCTTGACGCTGCACTTGAATTACTTGAAAACTGGAAAGAGCTAAAAGGCACAGTTGAAAAAGTAAAAGGAGTGAATGAAAAGGATCGTAAACTACAGCGTAAGGCGGCCAGCACTGGTGGGGGCGGTTCATCTGAACCAGTTTCTCGTAAGATCTATCGTCGTACTGATCTAGTTAATTTAATGAGAACCAACCCTCGCAAGTATATGGCTAGTGTTGAAGAGTATGACAGAGCCTATGCTGAAGGGAGGGTTAAATAATCCAAACTTTTTAAAGGTATTTTATCATGGCACTTGGAACTGACCACGTAACAAACACAACCGCAGCAACTTTTATTCCAGAAATTTGGAGTGATGAGATCGTTGCTGCATACCAGAGCAATCTGGTACTGGCTAACCTTGTAAAGAAAATGTCCCACGCTGGTAAGAAAGGCGATACTATCCATATCCCTAAACCTACCCGTGGTACTGCTTCTGCTAAAGCTGCTTCTAGTCAGGTTACCCTGATTGCTGCTACTGAATCAGAAGTACAGGTTTCAATCAACAAGCACTACGAGTATTCTCGTCTGATTGAAGACATCACTGACGTCCAATCGCAGCCTTCACTGCGCCAATTCTACACTCAAGATGCTGGCTATGCTCTGGCTAAACAAGTTGACGATGACCTGTTTGCTTTGGGTAAGTCCTTGGGTGATAGCGATGGTGCTGACTGGGTTCACAGCAACTCTTTCTACATTGATGGCTCTAACGGTTTGGCTGCTTACGCTGTTGATACTGTAGCTTCTACTGATCTGTTCACTGACCTGGCTTTCCGTGGCGCAGTACAACAACTGGATGATGCTGACGTACCGATGGATGGACGTTTTATTGTTGTTCCTCCGTCTGTTCGTAACACCATTATGGGCATTGATCGTTACAACTCTAGCGACTTCGTAGATGGTCGTGGTGTAATGAATGGTCAAATTGGCTCACTGTATGGTGTAGACGTTTACGTTTCTAGCAACTGTCCTGTCATTGAAACTGCTGCTGAGAATGCTGCTGGTGGTGACGTTAAAGCTGCTATCTTTGGCCACCAAGACGCTTTTGTTCTGGCTGAACAATTGGGTGTTCGTACTCAAACTCAGTACAAACAAGAGTACTTGGGTGACTTGATGACTGCTGATACCCTGTATGGTGTACAAGTAGTTCGTCCTGAGTCTGCTATTGTAATTGCTGTTAATGCTTAAGGCTTAACACACAGGGGAAAGCCATTAGGTGAGTACCCTGTTTTTTACGTTTAAAAGATTACAATGGGCAGGTACTTAAATGGCTATATATCGTGGTGATGGTGGTGCTGGTGATGCTACAAATAACATTACCATTAACCAAATTACAGAGCTAAGTTCAGACGCACAAGCTGCTGCTGTTGCTGCTGCAAGTTCTGCTACATCTGCTTCTTCATCTGCTAGTGCAGCAAGCACATCTGCTACTAATGCTGCAAGTTCTGCTACATCTGCTGGTACATCAGCTACCAATGCTGCTTCTTCTGCCTCTTCTGCTTCTACTTCTGCAAGTAATGCAAGTACAAGTGAAACCAATGCCGCAGCTTCTGAAACCGCTGCTGCTGCAAGTGAGGCTGCTGCCGCACTAAGTGAAACTGCTGCTGCTGCTTCTGAAACTAATGCTGCTAGTTCTGCATCTTCGGCCAGCACATCAGCAAGTACAGCAACTACTCAAGCAACTAATGCTGCAACTTCAGCAACTAATGCAGCTACTTCTGCTAGTGCTGCTTCTACATCTGAAACAAATGCAGCTACTTCAGAAACTAATGCTGCAACCTCTGAGACAAATGCCGCAGCCAGTGCTACTAGCGCATCAAACGATGCAGCAACAGCCACTACAAAAGCATCAGAGGCTTCTACAAGCGCATCTAATGCTGCTACTTCAGAAACCAATGCTGCTGCTTCAGAGTCTGCGGCTGCAACATCTGCTACAAATGCAAGTACCTCTGAGACCAACGCTGCTGCCTCTGAGACAGCCGCTGCTAGTTCTGCCAGTGCTGCTGCTACATCAGCAACAAACGCAGCGACAAGCGCATCCAGTGCGTCTACTAGTGCTTCTAACGCTGCTACCTCTGCAAGCAATGCTGCAACCTCTGAAACAAATGCTGCTACTAGCGAAACAAATGCTGCTGCATCTGCTACTGCGGCTGCTGCTAGTGCTGCTTCTGCTGCATCTTCTGACTATGCTGTTTCTTCCTGGTTCAGTACAACCAACAACGCAAGTAATTGGGACACAGCCTATGGTTGGGGCGATCATGCTAGTGCTGGCTACTATTCAGCATCTGGCGGTACTATCTCTGGAGATGTTACTGTCA